CCCATAGTGGGTGTCTGATCTAGCGGCATAGTGCCGCGATCTGAGTGTCTTTGTTTAAGATTCTCAGTGGTTCCCGAAAACCTTAAACTGGGGACAACTATGTCTCCAAAAGGAGGCATAAATGAAACATTTTAAAATGGCCTTTTTGGCCCTAATGTTTCTGTTGTATGTGGTACTATCAGGATGTACCGGAACTGGAGGTTTTAAACTCCACTCCGATACAGAACTTGAGGTTCCACACCCAACCCAACAGCCACAGATTTACGCCTTACCGCCAGAAGCGATACAAGTTAAACCGTATCACGAGGCGGATCAAAAGGCAGAAGTGGCTAAGGGGGTAGTATGAGTGGCATCGAGAAATGGACAGATGATAAGCCTGCGAGACGTGCTTATTGGAAACAGCCGCCCACGTGTGACATTAACGCGGGTGGTTGGGTCAATAGCGGTCTCTCGGCTCCTGTCCAGGATCACGAAGTCACTTCCTGGCGCGGCCCAGTAGAAGTTATCAACATAGGGAATAAGAAGCGCAGAGTACATCGCGCTTTCCTTGCGTTGAGATACAACTACGGGGACGTACAAAACATAACGGCCTCGGTACCACATTTAGATGTGTGGTGTCCGGCGCCGGGGAAAGTTGCTTGCGGTCAGGATATGATGATCGTAAACTTCAAGTACCTGTGGGATCGTAAGATGGCGGGCATTCACACGTATTCGTACGGGTCTTCATGGCCCCTACTACATACAGAATTGTTCTCTCGGGCATACAACACCCGGGACGCAATTGTGAACAAGCTCTTCACCAAAGCTTACGAACCTCGCTGGGACGGTATGGTCTTTATAGCAGAGCTTAATGAAACTTTGATGAGTATCAAAGGTATCATGGAGCGAGCTGTAAAGGGCACACTGCGCGCAAGGAAGTTGAGGGGTCTGATTAAAGCCAAGCCTAAGCTTAAAAAGGCATTGAGCAAACCAGGCTCCCCTATTGGAAGAACCATTAGCCATGTACTTTTCAATCCTGAAGAGTTGTGGTTGTGGTATCGTTACTTCCTGCTTCCTGCAATACTAGATGCGGAAGATCTCATGCAGGCAGTTCCGCCTCGTGAGCGAGTTGACCGTATCCAAACCGGGAGATCACAGCAAGAGCACGTAACCTCTGGTACCGTAAAACATCACGGTATTTTTGCTGGACTTACACGAGAATATCCGTGGGTTCAGACAATTACAGAGGGAGGTGGTGCTGCGTTTGACGTTAAACATATCTTTGACCCCAATCCTTTGGGGTTTTCAGGTATCGACGTTTTGCGCGCCGCTTGGGAAAGAATTCCCTTTTCTTTTGTTGTTGATTGGTTCGTACGTCTGGGTGATTTTTTAACCCAATGCCGTAATGTTGATATTGGTTTTGTGCAGTCATACGCAACAACTGCGATTGACTCATGGATCCAATTCAACGACGGTACTGATGTATGGCAGAATTACAATCCTGCTATCCATCAGGTCTTCATTGAGAGGATAATAGACTTAGAACCGCCAATCTCACCCTACGTCAATAAGGAATGGAATTCAGTACTCCATACTGTTGACGCAATCTCATTGGCTGCAGGCATCCTGAAAAGGACGCTGAGTGGCCGCTAAAAGGAGAGACATTATGTCTGTAACCTTGTTAGACGGTGGTACTACTACCACAGCGGGCGGTGCTAATCAAGCATTTTCTCGCACCTCTTTACCCGTGACCAACGGCTATGAATATGCCGACGTCGCGGAGGCTGATTACTTTGCGAGACAAAAAGTCATTCTGACTTCTCGCATGCCAGCTCTTCAGGCAGATGGCTCATACTCTAAGCAGAAAACTTCTGCTCAGTTTGTGATGCCTATTACTCTGGCTGATGGCTCCATCTCATTCTGTGTTGCAAGGGTTCAAGTTGAAGCTCACCCTGAAACGTCAGCTGCGCAGCTTGCGGAACTCCGCGAAATGGCTGCTCAAATGGCAATTCAGGCCGGCTTGGACGATACTTACAAAGCGGGAACTTTTCCTGCTTAGTAAAAACCCTTAAGAATGAGGAGGTAGTCATATGTTATCAGTAAAGAAACATAAGAGACGGAAAAAATCAGATTCCGTTGCCTTGGAGCCCTTGTTTAGGGCAACTAAGGAAGCACTGATTCACGACCTGGATGTTGATGTAAATTACAGCCAGGGTAACGTTGGAAGCAGGGAAGTAGAATATGCAAGTTATACCGCATCGAGTCCTCATCTCTTCAAGCGCTTTAAACAAGTGCTTGACTTTGACAAACGACTCATCTACTCCAGTGACACGAGCTTCGATACTTTAACGAAAGATGCATTGCGCAAATTTCGTGAAAGCCAAGCGGAGTTTCATGTACCTGAACCCTTGAATCAACGAGAAAACCTCGTTATCGCGAAATCGCGCGAGATATGTGCTGCTGTTCTAGGCACATTTTCGTATGACTCGTGGTTCGATTCATGCTCCTTCGGGAAGAGAGCGGCAGTTGGCCTTCCATATGCAAAAAGTTACCTTGATGTGCGGTTTGACCGCTTGTCAGGAACTGAGATGCAATGGGCTGCCTTTGATCACTGCCTTTCTCGTGACATGCACCTCTTTCGAGCGGTGCGTGAACGGTTGACAACCAGAAAGACTGTCAACGAAATCAGTGTGACTGCTGTTCCCAAATCTTTCAAAAGCGCCAGGATCATTGCACCAGACACTATACTCGGGGGATTCTTGTCCCGAGGTCTGGGTGATTACATCCGTTGGCGTCTTGAGAAAGAAACTCATATCAACCTGTCTAAACAACAGTACAGGCACCGCCTGTGGGCGCGGAATGCTTCTTTAAAAGGGCATCTCGCGACCATTGATATGAGTAAGGCATCAGATAGCTTTACCTGGAGACACA